AGAGTGGTCAATATAAAAAGAAGCACTCTGCAAAAATTAGCCAAAGCATTAGACCTTAAAGGATCAGACTTGATAATTGAATCTAATCCGAAGGAAGCTGCTGAACTAAGTGCAAGAGTGCTGATTGATAGTGATTTGCGTGAAACGCTTGAAATTTATTCTATATTGTCTGAAGAAAACAAGAAAATTGTAAAAGAGTTAATCCGCAGTTTGGCAAAATAAAATCGTTGTCAGATGGCACAGATATTCAATTTGTGCATCGGTTAAGTTTTCTATAATTTTTATTAGGTCTTCTTTTGTCATCTTGTTTCCCTCTCCTTTCAACCGGGGAACTAATGTTCTGATTGACTTATCTAAAATTATTGTATTGTTAGAAACTTTTAAAAGCAATGGTAAGTGTTGCTATATATTACAATTGATGCCATGTCGAATACAAGCGAACTGTGACGGAAGATTGAAATGATGTGGGGATGACCGCTGCCAAACAACCACCCCCACACCTGAAAGGAATGATAGGCCATTTCTGACCTGTGCATAGCCTATCATTTTATACGCAAAAAATACAGCCAAAAATAAAGGGAAAACAGCGAAAAATACTGCACCCTTGCCCCCCTTATATGAGGGAATGACGATAAAATTGCTTATAAAATGGAGAAGTATTTTATGAAAGAACAGAAAAATGTTGTCGCAAAGCCTTATAACAGATGCCTTGAATGCCATCATCGTAAAGACAGAAAGTGTGACGGCCCCCGGACTTCAGCAATGGAACTGCCCCGGTGGTGTGAATTCATGCGTGACATGAAAAGGGCAAACGGTCTATCAAATGCAGATGTTGCGGATAGGTCAGGCGTGTCAGTCAAGACTATTGAACGCCTTATGGCTATTAACTGCACACAGGACATCATGCGTGAAACCGCAAGGCTGATTGAAGATGCAATCATTGGTTCATCAAATCAATATCCCTGTTATCTCGCATTTGAAGAAACCGTTCCTGACAATTCACAGCAGCTTTCAACCGCAATGACCGAACTGGAAAGGGCTTTAGCCGATAATAAGGATTACAGATCAGCACTGGACAACATTCATTCTTCCTATAATGCAGAAATGCAAGCCATAAGGGATGAAAAGCAAAGACAGATTGATTTTTTGCTTGAAGAAATAAAAAGGCTTCGTGCCGATGTTGAACACTGGCGTTATGAAAATGACCGCAAAGGCAAGTTGATTGATACTTATATGGAAAAGATAGTTTCAAGATAAAAAAGAACCCAATACAGAAGGGAATGGTTGGCATGTATTATCAGCCAAAAATTGATTTTAAACCTGAAGAAGTAATTGACTATTTAAGAAAGTCACAGTCTGATGACCCTTTACTGACTGTTGAAGAAGTTCTTTCAAAGCATGAAGCCATGCTTGATGAATGGGCTGAAAAGCATCTCGGCAGCAAAGTGCCTGAAGATAACAAATACAGGGAAGTTGTTTCTGGCGAAACATTGAAGGACAGGCCTGAAATTCAGATTGTATTGCGCCGAATAGAATCACCCAAAATTAAGGCTGTCAAAGTTGTAGAGCCACAGCGTTTAACTCGTGGTGACCTTGAAGACATCGGACGGCTGATGAAGCTGCTGAAGCATACAAACACCCTTGTCATTACCCTGAACAGAATTTATGACTTGCGTGATGAATATGACTGGGATGCTTTTGAAAGGGAACTGAAGCGTGGCAATGATTATCTTGAATATTACAAGAAAATTCAGGCAAGAGGCAGATTGCAAAGTGTTGCATCCGGGAACTATCTTGGAACTTATGCGCCCTATGGCTTCAAGAAAATAACTGTCTTGGATGGTAAGCGCAAATGCCCAACGCTTGAAGAAGATACTGAAACGGCAGATGTTGTCCGCATGATTTTTGATATGTATGTAAATAAGGACATGGGATGTCAGCGCATCTGCAATTATCTTGACGATATGAAAATAAAACCGCCCAAAGGTGAATTTTGGTCACCTGCTGCAATGCAGGACATGATTGAAAACATCCATTATATCGGCAAGGTAAGATGGAACTTCAGGAAAACTGTGACTATCGTTGAAGACGGTGAAATTATCAAGACAAGGCCAACTGCAAAGATAGGGGAATATCTTATCTTTGAAGGCCGACATGAAGGAATTATCCCTGAAGAATTATTCAACGCTGCCCAGGCAAAAAAGGGAAGAAACCACAGGGCAAAAGCAAAAACCAAAGTCAGGAACCCATTGGCAGGTTTAGTGTGGTGCCGTTGCGGAAGGGCAATGTCTTTAAGAACTTACAAGAACAAAGACGGCAGTGAAAGAAATGCACCTCGGCTGCTGTGTGACGGACAAACCCGGTGCAAATCAGGTTCCGTTCTCTATGAAGAAATGATTGACCGTGTATGCTCTATACTTGAAGAATGTATTTCTGACTTTGAAACACGCCTTGAAAACAATGAAGGTGATTCCGTCAAGCTTCACGCAAGCCTTATCAAAAACCTTGAACAAAAGAAAAAGGAACTGGAAGCAAAAGAACTTTCCCAATGGGAAGCCCAATCTGATCCAGACCCTTCAAAGAGGATGCCACAGCACATTTTCCAGAAGTTGAATGAAAGGCTGCTGAAGGAAAAAGAAGAAGTTCAACAGGCACTTTGCAAGGCTTACGAATCCATGCCTGAACCTGTTGATTATGAAGAAAAGATTATCACTTTCAAAGAAGCACTTGATGCCTTGCGTGACCCTGATGCTGACCCGGCACAGCAGAACAGTTTGTTGAAGGCTTGCATTGAACGGATAGATTATTCAAGGGATAAGCCTGAAAGAATTAAAAGTCAACAAATCCGTTATTACGATAAGGAACAGAAAAAAACACGCTATAAATCACCGTTGAACACAGGCGGCAACTGGACAACACCACCCATTGAATTGGATGTGAAACTGAAGGTGTGATTTCTTCGCACCGTTCATTTCCATCATTGATGTGCAGGTTCACTTGAACATTGATGATGGAAATAATCAAATAACCTTATATATCAAAGGAGAAGACGATTATGAACACATTAGGATTATTAGAAACATTATTGATTGCGGAAATGATAACAGTTGAGGAATACAAGGAAAGAAAGGCCGTATATGTGGAATCACTGCTTGAGTTATATAGTATCGGCATTCTAACACACGAAGAACTAAAAGAAAAGCTGAATAAATAAGAATTAAGGGAAGGCAGTCAGCCTTCCCTTTTTATGTTGCAAAATATCCAAAATGAACCCTTCCCTTTTATTTGAATTGCTGAAACTGCATTGTCGGTGTTGTTTTGTGCTGAAAACTGTTCTAAAATACTGCCATCTTTATTTAGGTGGTGCTGATATGGCGGTTATTCCTGCAAAAGTTAAAACCCGGCTCTGTGAAGGCGTGAAACGGTATAAACCGATTGTTGCAAAGGCAAGGGATAAGGATGTTAATGAAAGCGATACTGTTGCAATCATTCTTGATGTCTTGGCTGATGTGTTCGGATATGATAAATACACCGAAATAACATCCGAATTCGCAATCAAGAAGACTTTCTGTGACCTTGCTGTGAAGATTAACGGACAGCCACGAATTCTTATTGAAGCAAAGGCGGCAGGACTTAACCTGAAGGAAATGCACATAAAACAGGCTGTTGATTACGGTTCAAATTCAGGCGTTGAATGGGTGATTCTGACTAATGCTGTTCACTGGATGGTTTACCGCATCATTTTCGGAAAGCCTGTTTCCTCTGAATTGGTTTATGATTTTGACTTCACGCAGATAAATATCAAAAGGGAAAGCGAACTTGACTTTCTTTATTATCTGACAAAAGAAGCAATGTCTAAATCAGGCAAGGCATCCCTTGACGAGTATCATTCGCACAAGCAGGTAATAAACAAGTTTGTTGTTTCGCAGGTTCTTTTGTCTGAACCTGTGCTTGATGCCGTTCGGAAAACAATTAAAAGAATATCCCCGGATGCCAAAGGCACCAATGAAGAAATATACAGGATAATTAATGACGAAATTATCAAGCGTGATGTGTTGGACGATGAAAAGACAGTGGCAGCAAAGAAGGCAGTTAATAAGGCCTTGAGCGCACCGAAGAAGCCTGAAAAGCCTGTTGCTGAAGACAAAGCCGTGGAAATGAGTGTCTAATGATTATTGAAGTTACAGAAAGTGTCTACAAAGGCATATTGATTGAGCGTGTCAAGGACAAAGGTTGGAAATGCAACCTCGGCGGCACTGAATATCTGTTCCCCTATTACACAGCCGCTGAAGCTGCTATTGATGAAATATATGCTGACATCAAGCCTGTTGTTACAAAGAACAAAGGCACAAAGCTGAAGAAGCTGCCCAAAGATGCAAGCAATGATTATGTAATGAACAAGCAGCTTTCCGCATTATCTGCTGAACTGATGCAGCTTGAATATGAAAATGCAAGTCTGACATTGAAACACCTGAACAATCTGGCTGATGCGCTTATCAGCAAGGATTATGCTGAAGCCGAACACATAACAAGTGTTTTACTTCAAGCTGCTGAAGCGGATGTGAATTTTTACAAAGGTGAACAGGCATAAAAAAGAAGGGCAAGGGAATAATCCCCTGCCCTTTTATCATCTGTGGAACTGTTCAAGGTCATCAATGCGATGATTGGCAACGCTTAATTTTTCTTCGTCAATGCCAAGCTTGCGTTCCACTTCATATAGTCTTGTCACAGCGTTATTATGCAAATCCTGTTTCTTTTCAAGCTGATCCAGTCTGTACAAAACAAGGCTTATTGTTTTTTCCTGCTGTGCTTCGGTTCTTTTTGTCTGAAAATGATTGTTGATTATACATACAAGAATAGCTGCTGCCGCTGAGATGAGTGCTTCAAACATGGCCAATATTCCTTTCAGTTATTACACGCCTATAACATACCGCAAAACAAAACCTGCATTGTTGTATGTGATTCCGTTCGCCGTTCCTGCGGCACTGTTGTCAGCGTGTCCAGTGATGTGTGTATTGTTTATGTACAAATATTTTGTTGCAATAAGTTGAAATTTGTTTGCTGCCATAATGAAGGTGTTGCCAAAGCCTGACTTTGCCGTAACGAAAGCCTTCGGAACAAAAAAGTGGTGGAAGTTTGTATCCTGTGCCGCTCCGTCATTATACCTGCTAAACACAAGCACAATGCCAGAAGGTTGGGCAGAAACAGTTTCGGAAAGAGCAATTTTGTGTGTTTCGGTCATATAATAGCCGCCTGTCCACAGAATTTTTCCACCGCCATTATGCACGGTTTTCCATTCACCCCACGCACTTTGATAATAGCTTCTTTCGTAGATAGCCCCTATATCTTTTGACAATGCATGTGCAATCTGGCACTTCCCCATTCCATCACCTTCCACAAGCACATACAAACCGCCTGTTGCTGTGCTTGCCCACGGCCTATTTATCAACGAAGCACTGACCGCCGTGTTTGGGATCGCATAAAACCCCGGTTCAAGAATGTCATCAAGGTTCTGCCCTGTTTGCAGATAGATTGGGGAATTTGGTGTTTCCGCATGGCCGAAGACTGTCGGCAAAGCAAATTCAACGCCTTCTGTCAACTCGGACACCTTGCCGAAGGCAAGCCCCCGGCCTGAAGCGTTGAAGTCAAGGAGCGTGAACGCTGTTGGTATTTCAAAGATGCTTCTGACCGTTGCGAATCCGTCTGAAATTGAAAGCCTGATGTCATAGCTGCTTTCAGTAGACATGAAGCCAGATGCACTGACAATTGTTTTGTTCAATGCATAAACAGCACCGCTTGTCAAGGTTGTCCATGTATCGGCAGTTTTCAGCTTGTATTCTATTACATAAGAAGCAGAATTCTTGCCGTTGACGGAAGACATGCTGAAGTTGACCGCTGCACTTAAATATGCGCCGTCATAGTTTTCAGTGCCGTCTGCAAGGCATCTGAAGCCCTGAAAGCTGATAATCTTCGGTGCAGTATATGCGACAACAGTCCACTGCTTTGTTGTGCTTGCCGTTCTTCCCCGGCTGTCAGTGATAGTTATTTTTGCAGTTACAAGGCCGCTGCCAGTGATGACCGCTGCTGTCGGTGTTGCCCCTGAATAGCTTTTGCCTTCAAATTCCGTTTTATATGTTTTTATGGTTGAACTGTAAGCCCCTGCCGCCGTAATAGTAAACTTCGGCTTTGACTTGTTCTGTACCATGTTCCCGAAGGTGCCTTGATTTGTTGTTGTGTCATTCACGGCAACGCTTGAAAATGTCGGCACAACGGTTGAAGGAACCGTGACCGTGAAATTCTTTGACACGGCTGAACCAATCTTTGTGCTGCCTGAATAGGTTGTGACGGTGACCTTTGCCGTACCGCTTGTAGCATTGGGAATGGCATTCATCCAACTTGTAGGGATTGCATAGCTTGTGGATGTTCCCACGGCTGTTGTTGTCTTTGAATAGCTGCCGAAGCTAAAAACAACAGTATGTGTGAAGCTGCTTGACTTTCTGCTGATGTTCACTGTGACCGCATTTGTGCCGTTGATAGCAACCGAAGCTGTCACGCTGCTGATGCTTGATGCCCTTGCAATAGTGTTGAATGTGCCTGATCCTGAAGCTGTCACATTGCCATAATAAGTGCCTGACAGCGTGACATTTATTCCTGCTGTTGCGGAAAAGGAACAGGTCTTTGTGCCGTCTGCTGCATGGGAAACAGTGACCGTCTTTGTGAACAGCGTTTTTGTCTGATTGCCAGACAGTGCAGCCGTGAAGTTGAATGTGTATTTTGTGCCGTTAATAGTCAGGCTTCCGCTTTTGCTTGCGCTGCTGTTTATTGTGTAGCTGCTGCCAGTGGAAACAAGCTGCACCTTTGCCGTGACAGTTGAAGTGTTGTTTGCAACTGACTGTGAATCAACCGTCCATGCTATTTGAAGCCTGTATCCTGTTCTGATAGCTTGCTGAATTGTGCCTGATGCTGCCATAATCTGCCCCCCATCATTTTCTTGAGGTCACGAAAATGATGGCCTATCATTCCTTGACAACCTATTTTAAAAAAAGGCCGTTTTTTTAAATAGAACTTGAAAAATTAGCTGCACATTTTAAATTAACCGCTTAATTTAAAAGACAGATTGCCGTTTGCCCTTGGCATGAAGGCAAAGTTTCCGAGTTGTAAGCTGTGCAGGATTTCCGCATCTGTGACATACAGCCGCCGATTGCTGAAGTATGCGACTTCTGCGCCATCCTGAAGGAAGCTTATTCTGTCATTGGCAATCTGCAATTCAAGTTCATTTCCGATTTCACCGAGCAGAATTCTGCCGTCTATAAATCGGATGTATTTTCGGATTTCTTCAAATTCCGCATCAGTCCCGGCAGCAACAGCTTCAATGTCCTGGCTGAACTGTGTGAATTGAATTTCAACGCTGTTTTTTGTCTGTTCAATTTCCGTGCTGACCGATGACACAAGGGCATCTGTTTCATCCTTCAGATAATAGTTTTCGGCAACAGTTGACTTGATATTTTCTTCGGAAACCTGTATTGAGGAAAGCAGGTTCTGCTCTACATTGTAAACCGCTTCAGAAGCCGCCTGTGCGTTCTTTTCTACTGTCTGAATAATCAGCCCTTGCCCATCCGTGATGCCCTTCACAGCTTCGCTGAAGGCCTGTACAGTCTTTCCTAATGTCAGCTTGTTTTCAGCAGGTTTCAGCAGCTTCACAGACAGTTTGTAAACAATGAAAAGATGGTTCAGGCCGTGAATATCAGAAGCAACCCTGACCTGTGTGCCAAGGTGGAAGGATGTGAAAGCCTTGTTCACCGTTGCAAGGTCTGCCGCCGTCACTTCAACAGTTTCAGGGATATTGACAAGTTCGCTTAAATGTGCTTCACCTGCCGCCAACAGTTCCGCTGCATCCGTGATGTCATCGAATTTGACGGTCTTGACAATGAAGCCGAATTGTGCTTTTGCATCTTCGTCAACAATATAGTCAAGGCCATTGTTGACAGCAGCAATTGTCAAGCCTTCTGCACCGATGGGGATTATTGCCGTCACTATTTCTGAACCCTTGCGGATGCGCTTCAGATCGAGCAGGTTCTTCCCCAATTCAACAGCCTGTGGTGCAAGCAGATTGATTTCCTTCAGATAATCAAGATAAACAACGCCGCCTTCAAAGCGTGTTATCAGATAGCCGCCAAAGGCATCCAGAAGCCGTTTCTGAAGCGTTTCAAAGCTGTTGGTGTATTCAGTCAGGTCTGCGGTCAAATCCCCTTCAACGGTCACTGTGCCAAGCGTGAAGGCCTTTTCAGGCTCAACTTGACTGTTGTGATTGTTTATGATATAGGACAGGAATTCTGCAACCGTGCCTGTGAAGTTCCCCGGCCTTTGAATGCTGTCAAGCAGGAAGGCAAGTTCACCTTCACACACTACACGCTTTTCATTGTGCTTGCCGATTTCGTCATCAAGCACACGCCCCCGGAACAGCAAATAATCATCCTGATAAACAGTGATGATTGACTTCAACTTGTGTATCAGTTCATATCTCGGATGGTCTGAATATATCGTGAATTCAAAGCTGCCTGTCTTGTTCAGTTCTACTTCCACAGACGGATTGAATATCTTCAGATTTTCAAGATTGCTGTGATACAGCAGTAAACCGTCACAATAAACCCTGTACATATTACAGCCCTGCTTCCTGCCATGTGAAAGTGATGTTGCCTGTGCCTGTGACAGTCACGATGTTTTCACCTTCAACAAGTTCAAGTTCAGGCAGTGTGAAAGAACCGCTGCCTAAATCCCAAATGTTGCCCTGGAACACAATCCTGATGCTGCTGTCTGTTTCAATCAGCACTTCAGGCACAGCCCTTTTCCTACTGTTGGTAAGGACAATAATGTCCTTAGCAACAACGGCCTTGCTGACAACAGTTTCTTCAAGCTTGTATTTATACGGTTCACAGTCTGCTTCAATGCTGATTTTGCCTATGTTCCTTTCATTGGTGAAGCTTGACACATGAATTCTGCCCACATAGTAAAAAAGCGGATCATCATCAAGGATAATCCGCATCTTTTTACCATGCAGGGCATTTTTCACGGTTGAATACAGTGAAAGGAATTCGCTTGCAGGAACCATTGTTGAAAATTCAAACTTGTGTTTTGCATTTTCATACTTCGGTTCACCGAAAAAATCTGTCAAGTCAAGGTCTGAATCTGCGCCTTCAATTGGAATTTTATTTTCTTTCACTGCCGGGGAAGAAATTTCTTTCTTCCCCAATATCAGCTTAAAATCCCGGTATGAATGAAAACCGCCGAATGTAATTCCTTTCATGTATTCACCGCCTTATTCAGTGACTTCAAGCCACAGCGTTTCCGTTCCTGCTGCCCCCGGTTCCCAAACATTATTATCAATGTCAGAAACCCATATCTTGCTGTTATGCGTTACCTTGTCACCCTTCATATAAGGATTAGTGCTGTCAGGCCATTCCCATTCAGGAATGACTTCAGGATCAGGAACAAGCACCTTTGCCCAAAGGCTTGAAGCATCGGCAGGATTCCATGCATCCTGTGCTGTGTGCGCCTGAATGCATTTGTAAAGGACATCTTCATAAATCACCTTTACGCCTTCAGCATAAACACCGCTTGCATTCCATTCGGGATAAACGGTCTTTATTTCAAGGGCATCAGCGTCTTCAAGTGTCTGTGCGCCTTTCTGTATAAAGGGCAGCATTCTTTTCGCTTCGTCTGTCCATTTACCCATCAACAGTCACCCCCAATGTTTCAAGTGCTGTCTGCATGTCTTCCTGTTCGACAAGGTCAGCTTCATACTGAGCCTGATACGCTGCCAGAATGCGGCTGTCAACAAAAGGAGCTATCATTTCGCCTTCAAAAATAACTCCGTCTTCCCTTGTCCATGTTTCGTCAACAGGAACATATCTATATCCTTCGACAACAGCAGAACATTTCTCGTCAAAGAAAGGAACTTCAAAAGCCCTTAAATTGCCGTTATCGGCAACATGGCATTTGCAATCTGTATCAATGTATATGAGCATTATTTCCCCTCCTTTACTGCTTGTAAATGTTGTAGACAGTCAATTTGCCCTTGCTGATGGCGCTGTTAAACCACGCTTTGAGCAAAATATAAACCTCGCCTGTGATAGATGAAACATCCAGTGTTACCAACGCACGAGCGGTGTTATTGACCTTTGCCGTGGCAATATAGTTGTTCCAATTATCTCGAACCGAACCCACGCCCACGCTGCAAGCGTCGGTGCTGTCGGCTAAACAGTCAAAAACAAGCGTGTTTACATCCGTTACATCCACAGTCTCCACAGTGGCTACAACATTGCCGGCACTGGTACCGCTTGCCTGAGTTATTACCATGTTGTTGCTGTTAAATGTCACCTTGGCAAGACTTGTCCCGGCGGAGTAACCGCCTGTTATGGCCTCGTAGGTTTCGCCCAGCTTATAGTAGTAGCCGTCCCACAGCTCATGCCATGTGCCGTCTGTGTAGACCTTGGCGGTCTTGCCAA